TCATCGGAAGCATCTTCGTCTGCAACATCTTCTGCAGGTGCTTCTTCTGGATCAGCAGACTTAACTACTGTTTCCTCAACAGCGTCAACTGCGTCAACTGACTTTTCTACGGTTTCTTCGGCAGGAGCTTCAGCAGCAACTTCTTCAGCTGCAACTTCTTCAACGGTCTCTTCTACTACTGTATTTTCTTCTGACACGTTGTTCTCCTCCTCTATATTGTTTTCTACAATTGACGCATTCTTGTCAATCGCTGTTTCAGACGTTTCGCCTGAAGTCTCTAGGGTTTCGGAAACATCATCAGATTTAGCTAGGTCTGTAACACCGATAAACTTATTTAAAAGTGATTTAACTGTCATAGCTTTTTCTGTATCCTTTGTCTCTACGAAACCAATATTCTTCATGCTTACTTCACACGAAGGGCAACTTGAATCTTCAACTTCTGAGAGTCTGACTAAGCCGTCATTCTCACACCAGTAGACATTTTCAAGATCTGCTTTTGCAATTATACCATCAATTTGAGCATCTTTATTAACCTTCTGGATTGATACAACATTTGCAAATTGATTTGCAGGATTGTCTACCAAAGATAGCTCATGAAGTTCATAATCTTTTACAATTCTAATTGTTTTTTCAACATTTTCATCCCAAGAATTTTCTGCTTCTTTAATTACTCCACCAATTGAAAATCCTGTTAGAGTTCCATCAAGAACCTTTTCCCAGGTATCTTGTGCACCCTTAGAAATATATGCATCTACATAAACTCCATTATATAGTTTATCTGTAGTCTTGTCAAAAAACTTTTCTTGTCTAAAATTTACTACTTTGCCAACAGCAATTGGCTGATGCATTTCTCTTAGATTTCCACGAAACATTTCAAAAGCTTTGATGCTAACATCTGTAGGAACAATGTCAGACTGCTTATCAATATTATCAAGCGTGGCAAATCCAGAAACGGTTCTACGCTCTTCATCGATTTTGGCGATTGGCATAGACAACTTGATATCATCGTTGTCCGAAGTCCAATAAGCCTTGTTTAAAGCAGACATCTTATTCCTATTATATATGTATTTTTTATATATTTATAATATTGTTATATTATAACACTGATCTTCCTTCTCCACCAGGATTTCTTCCTGTTGTGGTAGAAGTTGAATCAGATGCTTCGTTAGTTCTTTGCTGATCTCTTTGTCTTGTTCCAGCCATTTGAGCATTTTGTTCTGCACGTTGTTGAGGGGTCATAACTACTGGAGTATCTCCTTGCGGAATTACTGGCAATCCTAGTCTTGGTCTGATATCATTTGGAACAACAACTTGTGCTCTTAGATATCTTTCATCAATTTGACTCTGAGTATTTTCATCTGTAAGAGTTAGCTCATTAAACTTTAGCAACAAAATATCTGTTTTTTCTTTAATAAGTTTATTGATTGTTTTTTCTAAATTCTTTTGTGATGGTCTTGCAACCTGCTCTTTGAATGTTCTATCTGAAACAAGAGCAGAAGCAATTGAACTACCAGGATCTGATCCAACTTTAGAAATAGGAACTTGATGAGCCATAAGGATATCATGAACATTTGAAGTTCTATACTTATCAAACGACCCTTCTTGAATACCATTTTCAACTGGCTCCATCTTAAATTCAACTTTATTATCTGCAGCATCACCAGGAAGTGGGATATACAATGTTCTATGATTTTGTCCACGAAGACCAGATTGAAGGAATCTAAATAACTTATCTTCTGCATCAGAAGAAAGCTTTGCACCCTTTAGAGTAACAATGTATCTTGGGACAGCCTTATTTTCAAAATAATCAATATTATATCTTGCAGCAAGCTGATCTCCAACAACAGAAGTTGCTGCAGAAACTACATCTGGTACACCATAATATGTATTCTTTGGACTATATTTTTTAATATGAATTAGTTCATTTGGTCTTGGATCTGTTGTAATGGGATTTACTGTCTTTTTATCTTGAAAGTTTTTAAAGTAAACCACTCTTTGATTTACAATTTGAACATAGCCATCACGAAGTCTTCTTACACGAACAGTTGTTGCTGGAATATGACCAATATATCCAATCTCTCCTGTATTCTTTCTACCAATTTCAATATAACCGTTTCCAGTTGCTTCATAATCTGTCATAGCTTTTTCAAGAACATGTGTGAAGGTATCTTCATCATTTAATTCTTCTAACCAGTTAGTAAGTTCAGACTTTGCTCTTTCAACTTTTCTTTGTGCTCTAACTCTTTGGTTTACATCTTCAATCTCTTCAATTCTTGCCTTAACAATATCAGACATAATGAAGTTATATCCAAGACCCACTGTGTTTGCAACCTTTGCATTAATTGCAGCATGATTTGCAAAAGAGTTATCAAAGAAGAATGCAAGCTCATCAAGATTATATGGTGGAAGAACTACATCAAAAAGACCGTAGGCTGTTGTAATATCTTGCTCTGGGAATAGCTGTTTTGACTTAGCACCATCTTGACCAGTGTAAGCCTTGCTCATTCTAGTTATTCTTCTTTTAAAGTTTGCATCAATTCCATCAAAACTTTTTACCATATCTGCTTCAAGCAAGAAGTCATCACTCTTGTTTGCAGATGGCTTGTTCTTATCTAAATTATCCAGTCTTGCAATAGTCTCAGTCATCTCCATGAGTCTTCAGCCCCTTTGCAGCATCTATAAAAGCACCAGTATCAAATTCATCTGGAATATAACCTTGTGCCATTCTATCAATTTGAACAGAATGTTCTTCTTCTGTAACTCTTGTTACCCCTGGCATAAAAACTGCTTTTCCAGCACCAGCACCGTAATGTGCTGCAGCCTGAGTAATTCTATTAATTGCACTAATATCATACTTTCTGGCAGGAATATTCATAAAACTTCCATCGCCATCTCCAAATATTCTTCCATTTTCCATTTTCCAAACATATAGCCCATACTCAGAAGTATTTTCCACTACCTTTACTTTTGGCTTGTTTGGCATTTTTTGTAAGCCTTCTATATAATCCATGACAACATTGTACCATAAATTATCGCTTAAACCAAATAAATGTCCCAGTCTGTGTCATTTAATATTACAACAGAATCAAAAGTAACATCGAATATACTATTATCATTTCCAACACCTGAAGAAAGACCAGAATATGTATTAAATAATTGTTCTCCATCTAAAGACAGCACTGTAACTTCTAGCGATTGTGCGTCTAAAACTTGTGTCCAAGTAGTAGAAGCTGACCAGTAAGACCAGTCTTGGTCATCAACTATATTCCATTCATCATACACAATTAAGTTTTGTTTAATTGGGTTAAGTTCTATAAAGCTTGCAACGTTGTCAACTTTTACTCCTGAATATACTTCTATTTCACCAATAATGCCATCAAGCGGTATAGCATTTTCTTGAAGAGATATGGCAATATGATTCCATGATAGTGGATCAATAACTATCTGACTAACAAGTTTTCCATTTAAAAATGATTTTGCAGTAGTAAATTCTTCTCCAGTTTCTGTATCAAATATTTTAAAAAAGGCTCTTTTTCCATCTTGTTCTGGGATTAAAACAATATCAAAGGAATCATTTGAACTAAATATTTGTCCAATCTTTTTTCTTTCTGCAAAAGAATTTGATTCGTTATACATTAAAAACATCTGTAATCCAACAACTTCTTGAGCAGATTTTAAACTTTGATTTATTGGAATTGAAAAACCTTTTAATAAATTTTCATCTACTTCTGGTAGAACTTCTAGTCCAGAATCTCCAGATAGATATAAGTATGGTGAAGATTCTGTATCAATAACTACAGGAACTTTTCTTTTATAAACATATTGATCTTCGTTTTTAACTATTGGATAAAATTTTCCTGCAGCAGGGGTATTTATTGAATAAAATTGTCCCTCATCAAAAGAAAGCGAGGATAGCCCCATATTTTTTACCCTTACCTTTTCTGTATTAATTCCTTTGGAAGAAATTTCAATATGTAAAGTTATATAATAATTTGTAAATCCAGAAATATCTTTGGGTGGATAGATTACTGTTCCATCATTAATTTTATATTTTGTATCTTCTGAAGATGTTATTTCACCTAAGTCTAAAATTCTATCCATTCCAACAAGCTCTGTGTTTGTAAATTGAGTGTATACTACCTGACCAATTTCAGAAATATTTTGCAATGTTAGATAAACTTTTGTTGATAAAGACTCTTGGTAATTTGAAGAATCTTCATTATATTTTGAAAATATAGAACTTGGTGTGTCAATATTAAATTGAACTAAGTCTAGGTCATATTTTAAATCTCCATTAGCCTGAGTTATATATTTACCAAAATAAGAAAGTGGGATAGAATTTTCCCAATATCCAGATACTCCAATATCTAAAACCATTTCAGAGTTTGAAGACTTTGGAAGAAGTGTATATGATCCAATGTAATTATATAAATCACCATTAAAATTTTTAATTGCTATCCCAGAAGAATTAAATATTTGAGAGCCGTCTTTGTCTGTAAAGAAATCATTGTTAATAGTTAAAGAAAATATTTTTCCTAAGAATGTGTCTTCTTGATTTCCTGCAAAACTTAAAGAAAGAGTATCTGGTCTTGAAAAGAAAGATCCTACTATAGAAGAATATGACTGTTCAATTTTATTAAAATCAATTCCTACTGCAAAATAAGAATTTGTTGATATAGAGGCTGAATTTAAAATAGTATCATTATATAGATATTGGATACTTCCAGAATTAATTGCTACCTCAAAAGTATTTGCTTGTGTATTGTTTGATATATAGATCAAAGATTGCCTGGTTGAAACATCATCTGATGACTTTAGTATGGAATGAATAGACCTTGTTTGATAATTTGTTTGATTTAGTTTTGAAAAATAAATTTTTCCATAAGATCCACTATTGATGTATGAGTCAGTTGGGTCCATTACAATAAATGAATAGTCTTCATCTTGTATTGTATAATTTTCTTGATAAAACCCTGAAGTTATTAAAGCCTTTTCAGATCCAGATAGGTTGGTATTATTATTAAATAACAGTTCTGGAAGTGTATAATCTGGCAAAGATATGCCTTGACTATTAGCCACTATGTTGTTATAAAACCCATCTTCCCACTTTGTCCTATCTGGATATTTAATTGTAGAACTATATCCAGAAAATGGGAAGTCTACATAAGATAGAGTTCCATTAAGTGCTCCAATAATATTTTCTTGCTCTTGAACTCCTTGACCAAACACATATCTTTTCTTTGCAACCTGTTCTGCAACAACATAAGGAAATATTGAAAATGAATCTATCTCATGTAAATAAATTTTATCATCTGTATAAAATCCTAAAAAGTCTTCAGATGGTGGTGGAAAAGTATTAATACTTAAAGAATTTATTGGAATTGATATTACCTTTTCTCCATTAA